ACAAGGCACTCGTAATTCTCCGTCGTCTGGTCCATGACAAGGCAAAAGGATTCCAGAGTAGGGAACATGCTCGCGTAATTCTCCCAAATGCGGCGGCGGTTGCTCATGATATTCTCGCGCAAAATGAAAACATAGTCGATGTTCGTGCGCAACAGGGGCGGCATGCCGAGGGGGTACTGCATCGTAATGATGAGCATGACCTTCCAGTGACGCCCATTGAGAAAGAGGAAGCGCATGAGTTTGTCGCGGCACCACTTGTCGTCATAGAGGCAGTCGTCCATGATGAGCACCGCGCGCGGATCCACCGACGATTTCTTGTAGGCCTCAATCTCGCGATTCACCTGTTTCAGCAACTTCTTCTGGCGCAGCAGGATGTTGCCCACGATTTGCGAGTCGTACTCATCGTGGATAAAGAGTCGCGGCACGATTTTATTGTAGAACCCATTGCCAGCCTCCGTTCCCGAAATGCACGTCGCCACGGGAATGTCCTGGTGGTGGTAAAGAAGGTCGCGAATGAGAAAACTCTTGCCGGTGTCACGTTTGCCTATTAGGACAATGACGGGCGCCTTGTTTTCATCGGGACGGAATGAGATGGAGCGCATATCGAATTTCTTTAATTCTAAAGACATGTCGTTCAGTCGTCTCTTCTTTGATCTTATACGTTATTTATATAAATAATAAACTACATAAATAACTGAATAAACAAAAGAACCCAAGTTTCCACAAAGGGCACATTATCGATTTTTATGTATAATATTTGTATATTCATATATATAAAATGAAAATGGTCTTTGACGAATGGGTAAATCGCAATATGAATAATAAAACTATAGTGTTTGATACCGAAAAAGGCGTTCTTTATTATCGTCCCAATTCATCCAGAAAATTGCGGGAATTCCCGGATCAGGTTAGAAAACTTTCGAAATTGGAGAGATTTTTGGATAATTATGTGAATGACAATGGGGATGTCATTTACGCAAAAGAACTTAAAAAAATTAGGAAAAGTGTCAAAAAATCGAATACGACAACAAAGATGCGGGGACCAAAAGATCTTCGGATTACGCGAAAAATATTTGGATTATTCGCCTGAAAGAATAAAACACTATAGTTTTTTTGCTTACTGAGTTGTTGCGTTCATTAATTCGCTGCTGGTTTCAATGACTCGATGTTGGATGCTGCTGCTGCGCGCTTGGTAACTTCCTTAAGTTCGCGTTCGTTGTCGTCCGCCGAAGACACCTCGCGCGACTCGAAATCAACCGTTTCGCGCACGCCAATAAGATTTCCCTTTTCGTCCAGCGTCTGCGTCAATTTGTTGCCCGTCTTGCGCGCCTTTTCCACATTCTCTTGGATGGCCTTGCGCTTCGTCTCGCGCACGCGTTTGTCAAACTCCTGGCGCGCAAGTTCTTCATTCTTTATCTTTTCCTTGTGCAGCTGGTTGAGCTCCTCTTCCATGAACTCCACCGCCTTAGTCTTGTACGGATCGGGGTCCCAGGCCATCCAGATGCCTACAGGGCCAACAAAAGTGCTGTGGTTGGGGTCGCGGTCGCGCACTTTCTTAGCGTGCTCCTTGGCCTCTTCCTCCGTGGGAAAGTGGCCGCGCGCCTTGAGCCCATGCACCGAAGTCTGAAACTGGTTGTTTTTCTGGAACACTTCAGTGAGGCGATCCTCATTCTTGTCCATGAAATTCTTGTAGTCGTCCTCGACGGAAGAGGCGTCCTTGACCTTGTCCGATTCCTCCTTGACAAACTCTTGGAAATCGTTCATGAGGGTCTCCAACTTGAGATTGTATTTGTAACTTACAAAATTGAGGAAATCCATGAATTTTGACATGGATTTTACGAAATCCCACTGTTTGACGAATTCGCTGAAGAGGAAGAGTTCGCGGCGCTTCAATATATTACCGGGGCTCAAAAAGGAAAAAACGCCGAACTTCTGGCCCGAAATGGGAGGGTCCTCATCGAGCAAATCTACGTATTTGGGATTCGGGGTAACTCCGTCGGCTAGGGTCTTTTTCTCAAAGGGGGGATCCGATTCTGATGAGGCGGATGACATGGCGATCACTTGGTTTTTAATTATTACCGATTTCTTTTATGTTTATTTGTTTCGTATCTGTCTTTGTTGGTTAGATTGATTATAAACAATACTATAATGCTTTATTCATGCAAACACAATTATAGTATTGTTTTTAACTATTCATTGATCCATTGTTCGGTTAGTGATTTTTTATTTTTATTTCGTGAAAAATTACATCACTTTAAGACCGCCCGATAGACCGGTTCCGATGGCGAATCCCAGACCCTGTTTGGCACTCACGCCGATGGAGGGCAAGAAGACATCTAAAACGGCAAAGGTGGCGGCAGCGGTTAGGCCAATGATGACGATTTCCTCCATATTAAGAGATTTCTTGGGGATGGCATAAACGGCAATAGCCACGATGAGACCTTCTACGAGGTACTTGATGACGCGTTTCACGAATTCTCCTAAATCGATTCCATATCCACTACTAGAAGACGCGCCGGGTGTAGGAATTGGCATTTCTCTTTATTGAGTATATATTAATACAATAAAAAAAAGGGGTTGGGGAGATAAGGTTAGGAAAAAACATTATAGATATTGTGGGTTGTTAGTTTGTATAGGATGAAGAAAACTGCCGCGACTGATGCTGCCGCCGTCTGTTCTTCTGGACATGGACGTGGGCGGCCCATTGCCGCGGTTGCCGTTTTTGACGGACGAAAAATCAAGGGAACGGTGCGTTTCACGGAAGAAGACGATGGGCGGATCGTGCGCATCGACGTCGATTTGATTGGCCTAAAGAGGAATCATCGCCATGGATTCCACGTCCATGAATCCGGCGACATTTCTCAAGGATGCGAATCCATGTGCGCGCATTTCAATCCCTATGGCAAAAACCATGGCGACCGCAATTCTCGCGAGAGACATGTGGGAGATCTCGGCAACTTGGAGACCGATGACGAGGGCCGCGTCCGATGCACCTTGAGGGACTCCGTCATTAAACTTCGCGGATATCGCGCGAATATTGTGGGTCGCGGACTCATTATCCATGCAGACGAAGACGACGGTGGCCACGGAAACAATGAGGCGAGCCGCATCAATGGAAATGCGGGAAAGCGAATTGCCTGCTCGGTCATTGGTTTTATTAGTGACGGCTACTTTTATTAATTATTCATCTTTATTTTTTATTCTCTTAATAATACATAATGTTTGTTTTGAAAAATACCAAAAAATACAAAACTGAAAATCTGGATGAATTTTTAAAGAATCAACATGGTGACGATTTTTACTATAATCTTCCTAATTTTGTATTGGACAAAATAAAATATAACAAAGATACTCAAGTGGATCCCAGTGATCTTTTGAAAAATGAATTATATATTCTTTTTGATAATGATTTTTTAATAACAGGAAAATTTAAAAAAGCGAATTACAGTAAAGATATGAATAATATTCCTCCTCACTATGGTTACACTAAAAATTTCGATGAATACAAAGAAATAATAGAAATAAATGAAATGGATATTGGTTCTATTTTTTATGATTATTTCTTCACAGATGTTTCTATTGAAGATGATAATAATACAAAAATTGACAAACCGATAATTGTGCGCGGAAGGTTTGATTTTAATACTACAGAAGAGTTGACCGCTTTTGACGGCAAGAATCCGTTTAATAACAAAATAAAATTTTATGAATGTAGTGTTTTTTCTAAAAATCTTTATAAACAACTCAACCTGGCAAAATCAATAGAAACTCGTTTGTTTGGAAAAAATAACGGAACAATTCACTCATTTTTGACAACTAAAAAGTCGAAAATAATTAGTAAAGAAAGAAAGGGGGGTAGAAAGACTAAAAATAAAAACAACAAATAAAAAATTAACACCCCAAAACACTATAGTTATTTTTTTTATTTATTTTGTTTGTGTTATCATGTTTGATGAAACAAAACCAAAAAAACAAACAAGAAAACAAATTAAGAACAAATACATATATTTCAAAAAAATGTCTTCTTCGTCGTCTTCTTCTTCTTCTTCTTCGTGTCCCACGATTCTTTTCGTAACGGCGTTTAAAGACATTCGCCGCGAAAATTGGCCGCATTATGGTCTCTCCAATGGCCGCTATCTTGACTATTTCTGCGATCTCGCCTCGAACATCGAGTACCCCCTCGTCGTGTATCTTGACGCCGATGTCAAACGCCAACTATTCGAGACGCGCGCTTACCGCGTGGGAGCCTTCAAGCCGGGCGTAGAGTTACGGGATCTCGCCGCCGTCCCCGACACGTTTTACGAAACCTTTTTGAAGAAAGACCGCGAGATCATGGCCAGCGCCGAATATCGCGCGGAATTGCCCGATTGTCGCCGCGACATGCCCGAGCACAATCATTCCGAATATAATCTCATCAATCACAGCAAGATCAATTTCGTGAGAGACGCCAAGGTCACACATTATGAGTGCAAAGGCGTGCTTTATGATTTTTACGCCTGGATCGATTTCGGCCGCATGAATGAGCGCATCGAAAATATTCCGTCAAATTTAGACCTGGGCCGGTTGCCCCTCGACGCCGTCACCTACCACTGCGTCAATGAACCGCCCCCTGAGCGCGTGAGTGAGACCGAAATGTTGGGCCGCCACGGCGTCTATTTCCTCGGTAGTTCCTTCATTGTCCCGCGCAACCTCGTCGAACCCTTTGAGCAACTTTGGCGCGACAAATTGGTGCAGTGGCAGGCGAAAAACACCACAGATGATGATCAGAACTTGGTGCTGCAACTGTATTTCGACAATCGCGCGCTCATTCATGGGGTCCGCTATCCAGATTGGTATGGCATGTATCGCGCACTAAGCCATAAACCATAAGATATAAGCATCCGAAAGAAAATAAATAACTATAGTGATTTGTTGATTTTATTGATTTATTGCATCGAAAAACACTATAGTTATTTTGTTATTCATAATCACATATTTGAGCGACAAATGTGCCGTCTCTCTGGAGAACGAGGCGAAAGGGTTTGCCGCAGCCCCAAATGGCGCCCTCGGCGGCGACCTGGTCGCAGTGGGTCTTGGACGCATGGGGGTCCATTTGCTGGCCCGTCGTTTTGAAGACGCCGTGGCGGAAAATGGCGCAATTGATTTGGTCGGGTTCCACGAGGATGATTTCCTGGCAATGGGGGCATTCAAACAGGATGGGATCGGGTCGTTTGTTTTCGGCTGCGGCGGCGGCGGCAGGGTGCAAATGATTCGTAGTCATAAAAATACTATAGTGTTTGTTTTATGTTATGGGGTTTATTATATAATCATATAATCATGTTTCAAAGAATACAAAAAATAAAAAGTCATTTTAAAATTTATAAAATTTATAAAATTGAAAATTTTGTTGCACTCATACCCATACCCATACCATACAGAATATAAAATACCCGTTGTTGAAAAACAGAAATCGGAAAATGTCACGCATACTATTGAATAAACTCTTCGGCGAAGAAAACAAAATAGATTATGATTATTTATCCTCGAATCCGTCCGAAGAGGCCATGCGCATTTTGGAAGCCAACCCCGATAAAATACGTTGGAAGACCTTATCCTTGAATCCGTCCGAAGGAGCTTTGCGCTTATTGGAAGACAACCCAGACAACATAGATTGGTATTGGTTATCGCAGAATTCCTCCGAGAGAGCGGTTCGTCTCTTGGAAGCCAATCCGGATAAAATATATTGGGACAGCTTGTGTAAAAACTGTTGTGAAGAAGCGATGCGTCTCTTGGAATGCAACCAGGACAAAATATATTGGGACTGGTTATCGGAGAATCCTTCTGAAGGAGCCATGCGTCTTTTGGAAGCCAATCCCGAAAAAATACACTATATCTGTTTATCCGCGAACACGTCCGACTGGGCGATGCGTCTTTTGGAAGCCAATCTGGATAAATTAACGAGTTTTTGGTATTTGTCGGAAAATCATTCCGAGAGAGCGGTTCGTATTTTGGAGGCCAATCAGGACAAAATAGCTTGGCAACAGTTTTCTACGAACACATCGGAAAGGGCGTTTGAACTCTTGAAAGCCAATCCAGACAAAATACATTGGGATTTGTTATGTACGAATTCGTTCGAAGGAGCCATTCGTCTCTTGGAAGCCAATCTGGATAAAATCGACTGGCAATTATTGTCGTCGAATCCGGGCATTTTCGAAGATCCCTATGATTATATTCTGAAATAAAATTAAAATGAAAATTGAAAAAAACTATAAACAAAAAAATAACTATATTCATATGTTGTCACCGTTATTCAATAAACTTTTCCAAACATGCGAATTAACATCGTTCATTTCTTGGTCGAATTTGTCTTCAAATCCTTCGGATGGAGCCCTTTGTATCTTAAAAGCCAACCCCGACAAAATAAATTGGACTTGTTTATCTTTGAACCCTTCGGATAGAGCGTTGGACATGTTGGAGGCCAACCCAGACAAAATAGATTGGAGATGGTTATCGAAAAATCAGTCTGAACGAGCGGTTCGTCTCTTGGAAGCCAATCCGGATAAAATAGTATGGCACGCCCTCTCTGAAAATCCGTGCGATGGAGCGATGAGTCTGTTAGAAGCCAATCAGGACAAAATCGATTGGGAAAATTTATGTGAAAATAACTCCGAGAGAGCGGTACGTCTTTTGGAAGCCAACCCAGACAAAATAAATTGGAAATGGTTATCGAGAAACTCTTGTGAAAGAGCAATTCGCATCTTGGAGGCCGACCCGGATAAAATCGATTGGATAAATCTCTCGGAAAATCCCGGAGCGATCCACATTTTGAACAACAATATGAATAAAATTGTTTGGGGAGCTCTCTCGACGAACCACGCAGCTATACCTATATTGGAAGCCAACCCCGACAAAATCGTTTGGAATTCTTTATTGAGAAACACTGCGGCGATTCATCTGATAGAAGAAAATATAGGAAAAATCAGTTGGTGGAGCCCACTATTCGCCAATCCATCTCTCTTTGATTGCCCATATGATTATGTTTTAAAATGAATAATAAAATTGATTATTTGTACATTTTAGTTTGTATTATTAATCTTTTTTTAGTACTTGACAGACCTAACAAACATGTCCGAATCCGAATTATACAAAACAATGATAAAAAAGCTCTTTCGTGATAAAAAAAATGAAACAAAATATTGGCATAACTTGTCCAAAAACACCTCTGAAGGAGCGATCGATCTCTTGGAAGCCAACCCGGACAAAATCGATTGGCTCTACTTAACGAGAAATCATTCCAAAGGAGCGATGCGTATTTTGGAAGCCAACCCGGACAAAATCGATTGGTCAAGATTATCCGAACACCCTTCCGAAGGCGCGATCCGTCTCTTGGAAGCCAATCCGGGACAAATACGTTGGTCAAGATTATGCTTGAATCCTTGCGAAGGCGCGATCCGTCTCTTGGAAGCCAACCCGGATAAAATCGATTGGCTATATTTATCGACGAATGCTTCGGCGATTCATCTCTTGGAAGCCAACCAAGATGAAATAGTTTGGAAATGGTTTTCTCGTAATTCTTCCGAAGGAGCGATCCGTCTCTTGGAAGCCAACCCGAAAAAAATAGATTGGTATTATTTATCTACGAATCCTTCTGAAGGAGCCATGCGTCTCTTGGAGTCTCATCCTGAAAAAATATCATGGTATGCGTTATCTACGAATCCTTCCGAAGGAGCCATGCGTCTCTTGGAAGCTCATCCTGAAAAAATCAATTGGTTCAAATTATCTGAAAACCCTTCGGCGATTCATCTCTTGGAATCCAACCTAGACAAAATCAAGTGGGAAAATTTATGGGAAAATTTATCGAGAAACCCCGGAGCGATGCATCTCTTGGAATCCAACGCAGAAAAGGTCGATTGGTCCGCGATATGTTGTAATCCCTCGCTCTTTGATTTTCAGTATGATTGTGAGTATATTCTCAAATAAAAACACAATAAACACAATAAAAATGATATAATGTTATAATATTT